TTATCTCTGCACTGCCTCGAACAGAGATAATAATTTCAATTGCTTCTCTGATACAGTCATTGAACTCTTGCATTTATTCTTACCTTTCAATTCTTTTTCATATTGATTACATATTACTCTTATTTTTCTTATATTCCCTATTACATCTATATTTGCTCCACATTCTTTAACTAAAAAGACATCTAACTCCAAATTGTTTTTAAGACCATTTATCCAAAGTTCAGAAGTTTGTGTATTTAAAGCATCTATATCAACTTCTTCTAATTCTTTTTCTTCTTGTAATTGTTGCCATGAATAATCATCTTCTAATATCCATTCATCTTCTAAAATTTGTTTATCTAATTTACAGTCATAGATTTCTCTAAAAACTTTATTATTAGTTTTTTCTTTATCTATGACTATAAATAATACAGATATAGTTGTATCTGTGAATGCATTATCAATCCTATTCAACTCAGCTAAGTTATTTCCTATAAGTTTTCTGAATATTTCTTCACTTCTTCTATAACCTACACCAGGAAATAAAATATAAAAACCATATCTTTTTGTATATTCAAGAGATTTTAAAACAAATATATCATCTACAACTCCAGATTTTTTCCAAGGAAATTGCTTTTGTATGTTCTTTTGTTCCTGTTCTGATAAATCTTTAAATTTTATAGAAAATGGAGGATTCATTATTACACAATCAACTTCAAAATTTTCTCTTTCATATTCAAAAAAACTTTTAACCTCTAATTCTGTATTTTGAAAGTTCTGTCTAGCTGAATTAATAGAGTTTTCTTGGACATCAACTCCATAAAGCACAGAAGGATTAACAAACTGATCTAACTGTCCACTTCCAACTGCACCATCGAAAACAGTTGGATTTTCTAAGTTGACATATTGCTTAACCTTTTTAGCTACGTATTTTCTTAGTTCAGTTCCTGTTATATATTCAGCTAGTTTTTTGCTTATTTCTCTATTGTTGTGTTCTTTAAAACTCATTTAATTCCTCAACTTCTATAATAAAAAAATCTTTTTCTGATCCTGTTTTCTTAGTTGCTTCAAGTTCACAAATCTGCTCATCATCTATAAATAAAAAGCCTTTTAAGCAGTCAAAAATTGATTTAAAATAATTGTCTATATCTCTAATTCTATTATCTGCAAAAAATAAATTTACTTTTACTTTTAATCTTCCTTTAAAAGTTTTATAGCCTTTTGATTTTAGAAACCATTGAACTTTATCTCTAAACTCTCTACCATCATCACTTAGTATCTTTCTTTTACCACCTCTCGCTATCTTCCAGTGTCCATTAACACTGTCTGGCTTATATGGTATCTCAAACCTTTGTTTCATCTTATCACTTCCATAAAAGCATTGCTATTGAGATAGCTTCTATAACACTAATTGTAAGCAAACTATAAATTATTTTCTTACATTCTTTTACTTTCTTTTTTGTAGTATGATGCTTTAACTTTTCATTGAAATAGTCTCCAGTAGTTTCATTAGCTAATTTAAACAAAAAATCTCTGTTTCTGTTTTGAGCAGCTAAGTTATTATTATCTTTTTTTAAAATCTCCATTTCCTCTTTTAAGTCATCTATCTCTTTGATATAAGCCTTGTTGTCTTGCTTTTTATGTCTTAAATTCTTAATTAAATTTAAAAGATATTCCTCACATTCATCCTTGCTACTTAATTTAGCAGCATTAAAAGTAACTCCTGCCTCTTTGTTAGCTTTTGTTATAAATGCTCTTAAATAATCTCTTGTTGCTATTTTCTTAGTTACCATTTGTTCCTCCTTATATTTTAAATAAAATTATTATTAATTCAATTATTGCAATAATGAGTACTATGTTATTTTCGTTATTCAACTTATAGTATTCATTTTCTAGATTATTAACATAGTTTATAAAAAAAATCCTTTGTTTTTCTAATTTCTTGATTTTTCTTTTAAATCTCTTGTTTTTGTTCATTGTGTACTCCTATATTTTTAATTTTCTTTTGCTTTTCCAATTAAATTCTATATATTTACACATTTCTAAAAGCCTATCATAGACTTTATTAACTCCATTAATTTTAAGATGTTCTTTAAGTTCTCCAACTTTCAAATTAGTTGTAATTATAGTCGGCTTCCCTGCTCTATATCTTTCATCAAATAATCTAAAAATCTTCTCCTCTGCCCACATCTTCCCATTTTCTCTATTGATGTATTCACTTCCCAAATCATCAATAAATAGCAAGTCCACATCTTTAACAGCAGAAATAAAGCTTTCTTCCTCATCTATATTTTTTCTAATTCTGTTAAAATATGCTCCTAGTGAAAAACTTAATACTGAAAAACCTTTTTCATCTAACATATTACAAACACAATTTGCTAGGAATGTTTTACCAGTTCCAACTCCACCAGCAAAGATATATCCGTGCTTTTCTATGCTAAAATCTTCAGCATATTTATAAAGTTCTTGATAGATTTTTCTTTCTTCTGTGTTAGATTTATCTATTTCAGCATTAGAAAAAATATTGCTCCCAGCATTTCTGTCAGTTATAGACAAGTCCTTAAATCTTTTCAATCTTGCTTGTTTTCTGTAACTTCTTACACAAGCACAATCTCTGCTAAATGTATAACCTTGTGAAGTTTTGTACTCTGTAACTTCTCCACAAACTTCACATCTTTTTAAGACTATATTGCCATTTTCTAATACTTCTAGTGGCTTTTTTTCTATAAAATCAAAATCATTATTTTTTATCTTTTCAGCTAGTTCTTTAATGCTTGTTACACACATACTAATCCCCCCATTTTATATCTTGTGCTGGTGCATTATTTTGAGTGTTTTTATTGTTAATACCAGGACCATTTATTTTTTGATTTAAGTATTTTTCAAATTTAGATCCAAATAAAGTATCTGGACATAAATATTTCTCCATATCTGTATTTAGCCACTCGGAACATTTTTTATCTATAACAGTTTTAAAATCTTCTAGTGTATAACCATCATTAATTCTAGCTTTTATGTGTTTACTAGTATTTTTAGAACTTGATTTATACTTAGTCCCTGCTTTTAGATTTAGATACTCAACAGCCTCTTTATATATATTATTATTAAGTTCTTTATTTAAGTTATTATTATTTAATTCTTTATTGTTTGAAATTTTTTCAATGCATGCATTTGAATTTTTTAAATTCTTGCATTCAAAATTTTTAAATCCTTGCTTTTCAATTTCTTCATTGCAAGGTTTAGAATTTTTTAAATCCTGTGTTTTAAAAACTAACTCCTCTATTTTATTAAAATTAATTCTAAAATATCTTTTCATCGGCATTCCTTTATTTTCTTGTTCAAGGATACCTAATTTTGTCAATTCTTCAATAATTTTACTTTGCTTATGATTAGAAAGTCCTGTTTCTTCTTCTAAAGATGGAGAAGTTTTATAAAACCAACCATCTTCATTAGCAAGTCCATCACTAGCTTCTATTAAAGTTGTTAATAAAAACCCTGCTTCTATTCCTATTGCTTTAACTATTTGTTTATTTAATACAAAATAACTACTTGACATTAATAATTGTTTTAATGTTCTATCTTCCATTTTTACCTCCTGTATATTTGGAGAGCTTCGGCAGTTCTCCTATTTATTAATTCAATTAGTAGAGCCTATATAGAGCCTGCCAAAGCGACATATAGACCCCACTAATTCAAGTAATAAATTTAGTTGGAATTAGTAGGAAAAATATTAATATTTCTTTTATCATCAACATTTCACAATTAGGAAATTTGGTAGGAAATATTGATGTAAAATAATGCATTAATTATTTTAGAATATGTAAAATTTTTATTTATTTTCTATTGATATATAAATAAAAATCATTAGAATTTTTTTGGAATTTTATTTTACATTGAAATATTTTAAAATATTTATAGTATTAAAATATTATTTAATTTCAATAGGAAACTAAGATATAAAATATTCCAAAATATTTTATGCATATTCTTATTAACTTATCCAGAAAAAATCTTAATAATTTCATTTATATATAAAGAAAAAATTAATATTTATCCAGAAAAGCATTTAAAAAATCTTGAAAGTTTTACATCATACATCTTTACCAGCTACCTAGGATTGTCCACAGATTAGGTCTTGCCTTTTCTGTGTTAGGTAAAGATGTAAGATGGCTGATTTTTTACATCAAAAAAACTGCACACAGCAAAAAATATAGTTGTAATTTGGCGGACTTACAACGGTACGGCTAGTTTTAAAATTCAGATATTACTATCCTATAAAATCCACTAGCTTGTTTACACCCTAGAATGCTTGTAAGATTAGTTCTTACACGCATAGCCACAAGGGATGAACCTTACTTTCGGGGGGGTTGAAAGCTAGGGCAAAAATGCTTATGGCTATGTGTCTAAGGACTAGCCTTAGATATTAAAGATTAAAGAATAGCCCTTTAATCTTTTTTGTTTTTACTTTTATTATTATCGTAAAATACGTTTAAAAAGAATAAAAAAATTATATCTTTATTCCTAAATCTATTCCTAAAAAATTTGTTATTTTAATAATGCTCTTATACCTAATATTGCCTTTTAATAACAAACGCATAGTATCATAAAAATTTGTTGGAGACATTCCAATTGATAAAGCTATTTTCTTTTTAGATATGTTTTTTCTTAATCTAGCTTTTTCAATTTTGAAGTAAATTTCTTCTCCTGTTATTGTTTTAGTCATTTTATCACCACCTTTTTAATTTCTAAATACATTTTAACGTATAATCCGTAAAATGTCAAGTAATTTAATTCAAAATAAAAAACCACTATTTAAAGTGGCTAATTTAATCAATATTTAATTCTCTTTTTATAGCTTCTTGAAGTAACTGTGAAAAATTTATTTTCTTTTCTTTTCCTAAATCTATAAGCCATTTTGGTAATGTTACCATTTTATTTACTGATTTGTTTTTCTTTCTCATTCTTACAAAATCAGTATCAGCAGTTATTAATTGCAATACTTGATTATCTTCTAAATTTTTATTTAATTCTTTATAAGAGCTTGCAGGCTCAATAGGGTCATTGTCTTCTTCTGATATTAACATATAACCTTCTAATACATCTTTTGCCATTTTTAATGCTTCTTCAATATCTTTTGCACAAGTTAAACAACCAGGTAAATCAGGAAATGAAATGCTATAACCATCTTTATCTTTTTCAAATACAGCATAATAACGATATTTCATATAATCAACTCCATTCTTTTAAGAAAGGGAACTGGCTATTTCAAGCCAGCTTGTTTTAAGATACTATTCACAGTCTTAGGATGTAAGTCCTTTTTAGGATGTGGAACAGTAACTTTCCCATTTTTGCTAGGATGTTTGAAGTGATGATGACTACCTTCAACTGATCTAAGTTCCCAACCATCAGCTTCTAACAATTTGATAATTTCTTTTGAGCTCATATATCCTCCTAACAAGAGTATTATAACATATATTAAAACATATGTCAATTTTAAAATTTTTCTTGATTACCTGATAGTTATTACATTATTATTTTCAAATTCAAGTACAAGTTGTAAAGCATTTTCTTTTAGATGAGATAGTAGAATACCTATAAAAAATATAATATTTTCTTCCCCCACTTGTTCCATAAGCTTTTTTTCTTCTCCTATTTTAGTTAAGACTTCTAATGTTCCTGAAAAATTTCTACTTAAAAAATCAACAAAATATTTTTCTAAACTTTCATAATACAATGAAATTACATTATTTAAATTATTTTCATTGCCAGAATTTACAGCATCCTTAAATAATTTTTTCATATTTGTTTGGTCTTCTTCAATCATTTGTGTTATATATTCTAAAGTTTTATTCTCTATTTCTATTCCTAAATTATTTAATCTTATACCAATTAGTTTTACTGCCATTTGTAACATAACATATAAAAAATTTGTATTTTGAATAAATTTATTTAAGTTATCTTTTTTCTTTTCTGAACCATAAATAAAAATATGATTAATAGATATCTCTATTAGTTGTAATGCTGTTTTTAAAATATTTTTATTTATTTCATCTTCTCCATAAGTGAGTATAATGTTTTCTAAATGTCTTTCCATTCCGTGAGTTCCATCTTTCCAACTTCTTTTACCTTGTTGCATATTGCTCATTGCTACTCCACCCATTCTAATGCCACTTTCAAGGTAGATATCATAATCTTTTTTTCTTGGTTTTATAATTTTTGAAAGGTATGTTATAGATGTATTACTTATAATTTCAATTATTGTTTTATTTTCTATTTCTGAAAGCATTTCAAGTCTTTTTATTAATTTATTATTTGGGTTTATTAAAGCAATGGTTTCTTCTATATAATTATTCATAATTTATTTTACCTCCATATCTATTATCTGTTCTTCATTTTTATTATTTTCACCATATTTTTTTAGTTTAGTACCAATATTCATTAAATTATCTGCTATCTTATTTAATCCTATTTTCATTTTTCTATTTTCTTCTTGATTATTTATTTCTAAAAGTAATTCAAGTTCAGAAAAAAGTTTAGCCACCTCATCATTTAGTTTCCACATCAAAGGTATAATCTTTGTTGTTGTTTCAAAATCACTTTTGAATGAATTCATTTTTAATAAGTCATTATATTTTTTAGGTTTATCAGCTAATATTAAATTTAAAGTTTCTAGTTTTTTATTTTCTTCTTTTAATTTTTTATTTTCTTCAAATAAAGAAGATAATATGATACTTATTTTTTCAATATCATTCTCTTTTTTGCTTTTTTTATCTTTTAAAAAAAGTCTAATGTCTTTTTTATCATCTGAATTTAATTTTTTTAGTGTATATAACTTTTCTATTGTTTTTTTATTAAAATTACTATTAGTATTTTTTAATATTTTTTCAATAGTTTTTACTGATAATTTACTCTCTTTTGAAAACTTATAAATACTTATATTTTCTTGTTTTAAATACTTTTCAACTATTTTTTTAATAGTAGTATTTTTATCTAATTTTTCTTTCATTTTTACTACTACTCCTTTTTTATTTTTTCTATATAAAAAAGTATAGCATTTTTATTAATATTTTTGAATACCTCCCCTCAATCTTTTTATTTCTTCCAACATCAAAAAATTTGTTTCTGTTTCTTTAAACTCATATTCCTCAAATACTTCATCATCTGGAATTAATAAATAACTTGCAAATAAGTTTGCTTCATCTTCTAATCTGCTTCTTCTTAGTAAACTTGTGTTATCTATTAAAAATTGATGTTCACTTGATGAATGTAAAATAGCGTGTCCTAGTTCGTGGCAACAAACCAACATTTTGTCAAACTCATTCAATTTTGAATTTATAAATATAAATTTTCTTCTTAAAACTCTTTTAAATAAACCCCTAACCTCTCCTAAATCTTCAATTAATACTTCAATATTTAGTTTTTTGGCTAGTTTAAATGGATTTTTAGTTCCATATTTTACAATCAAATTTAAAACTTTTAATTTTATATCCATTTAATCGCCTGCCTATTTCTTTATTTTATTTTTTTCTTTTGCAATAAAAAATGCCGATTGGATAGCCATTAAAACTCTTTCTTTATCTTCTTCTGATATAGTTTCATCATTAAACATTAATGCTGACTGTTCTATAATATCATTAAATTGTCTTTTGCCTCTACTGTCTAATTGCCTATATAGTGGATTTTGAAGTATTTTAATTCCTATATCTTTTGGCACTAACACTGAAAAAAGTTCTTTTCTTTCTTCCTCATCTAACTTTAAAGCCTTTGCTATCTTTTCAAGTGTTTCTAATCTACTTTTTTTAATTTTTCCTCTTTCAATATCTCCGATAGTTCCTTGACCTACTCCTGAAAGTTTTACTAGCTCTTGTTGAGTTATTCCTTTTTTTTCTCTTAATTTTTTTAAAGTTATAGATAAATCTGCCATAGTACACCACCTTTTTTCTTTATTTTTCAATATTATAAAATAAAAAACGTAAAAAATAAAATTTTTCTTGACTTTTTACGTATAAAACGTTATAATAAATTGTAAAATAAATAAGATTAAAAGAAAAACAATTTTTTTTAAATAATTTTAACGTAAAATACGTTAAAGAAACGGAGGAAATATGAAAACAGAAAAAGAAATAAAAGAAAGAATATCAGAATTAGAAAAAGAAATATCTTTCTTAGTATCAGATGCTAAGGAAGATGAAGATAGGAATTATATAACAAATAAAAAGGCGGAACTAAAATCACTTAAATGGGTTTTAGGGGAATAGGAGGGGCTATGAAAAACTTCACACTAGAATTTACTAATCACGAATGGAACTTATACACAGAAGATAAAACAAAAGTAGGAACAGAAGTATTAAAACTGTTCCCAGACTTAAAAGATTTAAGCTACTTAGAAGATGAATACACATCAATAGTAGCGACTTGGGATAGTACAGAAAAAGTAGGTTATATAGATGTAGAAATAACAGCCGTTCATTCTGATAGCACTTATCCATTTAATTACAAGTTTAATGATTTCAATAAGTTTGTTGAAGCGTTGAACAATTTAGAAAATGAAATAGAAATTGACAAACTTAATGTCAATGACTGGGAATATGAAAAAGAAGACCCATACGGAAGTAGAGGGCTAAGTATAAAAGATTTTATATAGGAGGAGAAAATGAAAGATTTATATTTTACATCAGAAGAAACAAAAATAATATTTGGATTATGTGAACTAAATGGAAAAGCACAACTTGATTTTTTTGGAATAGACGAAAGCTATTACATTAATAAATCAAAAGCTAAAAATTGGTATGAAAAAATTAAAACTAAGTTAGAAAACTGTGAACACGGTTTTAAGGACTTGGCTATTGAAAAATTAGAAAAAATTTATAAAGGAATGGGAGGAAAAATAAAATAATGGCATACATAGATGTAGAAAAATTAAAAGAAGAAATAAAAAATGCAATAGATGAAGAAGAAAAAACAGACTATCACAAAGATATAGTAAGAATTGGAATGAATGGTGGATTAAGATTAGCGTTGCAAATAATAGAAAGAATTGAAAAATAGGAGGAATAAATGCACTGTAAACAATTAAAAAAATATTGGAATAAAATACCTTTCCCAGCTGGAATAACATTAGTTGAAGCTGTGGAAATAATAAAAAAATATATAGAAATGGAGGGCGAAAAAGGAATTTAAAAAGGCAAATTTTAAGGAAGTAATGAAACATAAAATAAAATGGATAGTTAAAATTTTGAATTATCCATTTAAGAAGTTAGAAGAGTTGATGTAGGAGGGAAAAAGATGATTTTAAATTTTAGAACATTAAAAGCAAGTGAAATAGATGTAAAGCCACAAACAGTAAAGGAAAATGGTTTTAGTTTACTGTTATACAAAAATGCTAGGGTTGATATGGATGTCCTAGATGAAACAGTAGGACCACTTAACTGGCAAAGAAAACACAGTAGAGAGAATGCAAATTGCATTGTATCTATTTATGATGAAGATAAGAAAATATGGGTAGAAAAAGAAGATACAGGAACAGAAAGTTTTACAGAAAAAGAAAAAGGACTTGCCTCAGATAGTTTCAAGAGAGCTTGCTTCAACTGGGGAATAGGTAGAGAACTTTATACATCACCATTTATATGGATAAGTGATAGTAAGTATATCAAAAAAAGTAAAGAGGGGAAATTAGCCTTAACAGATAAATTTTCAGTTAAAGAAATAACTGTTGTAGATAAAGTTATAACTGGACTTGAAATAATAGATAGTAAAGGAACAGTTGTATTTTCTACTAAATCTAAAAAAACAACTAAGAAAGAACAAGACAAGGCACAAGAATATTTGAACAGTAGAGCTGGAATGATAGAAAAATTAACTGAATATGTTACAGGAGAAAGACTTGAAAAAACTCTAAAACATTTTGGAGTAGAAGCATTTTGGCAAATGTCGGATGAACAATTAAAAGAAGCTTGTGAAAAAATATTTAAAAAATAAGGAGTGTATGAAATGAAATTTTATGATGTAGCAAAAGATTATATTGAAAGAATGGAATATTTGGAACAAGGTATCAATGCAGAAACAGGAGAAATGACAGATAATGCAAATCAGTTAGCAATATGGACTGATGAACTTACAAAAGATTTAAAAGATAAATCAGCAAATGTAATAGCAGTTGTTAGAAATCAAGAGCTTACTATTGAGGCTCTTGATAATGAAATAAAAAGACTACAAGCTATGAAAGATAGCATTAAAAAGAAATTAGACAAGTTTAAGACTTATATCAAAAGTTCAATGATAGTAAATAATATTGAAAAGATAGAAACTCCACTAGGAACTATTAAATTTACTAAGTCTACTACTACTGAAATTTATGATGAAAGTTTGATAGACAAGAAATTTATAGAAGTTGTAACAACTGAAAAAATATCAAAAGAAAAAATAAAAGCTGCTCTAAAAGCTGGGGAAGAAGTTCAAGGAGCAAAACTTGTTGAAAATAAAAATTTAAAGATAGGATAGGAGTAAATAAAATGGAGAAATTAGGATACACAAGACAGACACAAAAATTAATATATTGGCTTTTAGATGACTTTGCTAACTTTTGGCAAGGAAATGAAGCAGGAGCGAGACCATCATTTATAGAACTTGCATATACAAAGCAACTTATGAAGAGAGAGTTTACTAAAATCTATGATGGTTTTGATACTGTTAAAAATGCTCAGGCGTTCCTAATTTCTTCTATCTACAACAAGGATAATCTAACAGTAGATGAATTGACTAACAATGTTTTAAAAGCATTACAGAGCCTAGCAATTCAAAATGGTGGATTTAGTTTATCACTTAATTCACTAACACAAAAACAAGCTAATGACTTTGTTAAATGGTTATTTGAAATGGCTATATATTGGGAAATACCTTTAAGGCAAGAGATAAGAGATTTATTTGCAGAGGATTATCAAAATGCTTTTATTTATGCAACATTAAAAAAGAAAATCTGTTGTATTTGTGGAAAAGAACATGGAGTACTACACCATTATGATAATGTGGCTCGTATTGGTGGTTATAAATTTGATGATGGTAGAGTTCTAAGAGTGATGTGTTTATGTGAAGAACATCATACAGAAGTACATGCTATTGGTGCAAAAAATTTTAGTAGTAAATACCATGTAGTTGGAATTTATTTAGATGATAGGCAGATAAGAGAATTGAAGAAAGTATATAAAGGACACTTTCAAGCATTTAAGGAGGAGAAATGTTAAATATAAAAGTTAATAAAGATGGAGTTTTATTTGAACTAAATGGAGAAGAAGTAAAATTAGATGATAAAACTATAGATGAATTAGCCAAAAATTTAGTTTCTTATATTTGCTTTAGAGATAATATAAGTTTTAAAATTTATGGTGATATTTTTGGAAGTGATAAAAAATAATCATTATTTCAATTTTGGAAACAGTCGGAAAATACAGAGGTTAGTTATGAGTAAAGAAATGGATGTATTTTATAAAAAAGCATTAAAGAAAATATTGAACTTTAAGGCAAGTAAATTGAGTACAGAAGAATTTAGCAAACTAAAACTGTACTCAGAGAAATTAGAAGTTTATAGATTTGTGAGGAGGAAGCAATGAACATTAATAAAATAAAAAATGGAAATTATGAAATAGACAAAGAAACTTTAGAAGAGTTTTTATATTCATATCATAGATTAAATGCACTTGAATGTGGTGGTGTAGATAATTGGCAAGACTATAGTGATGTTTTAAATGACTATTTATCAGAAGAAGAAGATTGGGATGATTTCATTCAAAATCTTATAAATGAAATAAAGTAAAAGTTTAAAGGAGGAAACAATGGAAAAAGAAAAGGTATTAGAGATAGAAGCTCAAGAAGTATTTGATAGAGTAGCAATAAGAATTAAATATCAAAATTTTGAAGTGTTAAAAAGAGGAGAGTTTGAAGATAGAGGAATAGGAGTTGTTAGTTTTAATAATCCTTGTTATTTACCATCCCCATATAATCAATTACATTTAAAAGGTAAATCTAAAATAGAAGATAATTCTATTTTTACAGTAGCAAAAGAAGAATTTAAAAACATAAAAAATATGGTTGAAGCAATCAATGAAAAATACGGAATACCTAAGAGATGGAGAGCAAAAGAAAATGATTGTTACTATACAATTTTTGGAGAAAATATTGAAAAAAAATCACTCGCAGATGATAAATTTTACAACTTAGGAAACTACTTCAAAACAAAAGAAGAAGCACAAAAAGTAAAAGAAGAATTAGACAAATTCTGGGCTAAGGTAAGAGCAGGAGAGATTGGAGAAGAAGCAGCTGATTGGGAGGAAGAAGATGAGAAAGATTAAATTTAGAGCTTGGCTTAAAGAAAAAAAGATAATAGGAGAAGTGCTAGGTATTGATATTCTCCATAAAGAAATATTTTTTTCAAATGAAGATGTTAATTGTTATGAACATACAGATTTTAAAGATGTTGAACTTATGCAATATACAGAATTAAAAGACGAATATGGAGACGAAATTTATGAGGGAGACATTGTAACTTTACATAATAGTAGATATAAAGTTATTTTCAATAGTGAAGAAGCAAGATTTGTTTTAAAAGATGTGTTTTTTGAATTAGAAATACCTTTCACAAATAACAACAACAAAAGAATGGAAATAGTAGGGAATATTTATGAAAACCCAAAATTGATAAAGGAAGTGAGATAATGAATGATTTAGCAAATAAAGAGCTTAGAAAGTTATATCATCAAGTTTTAAAAGGTTTGTATAGAGCCAAGACTATTAGAGAAAATACAGATAATGATGATATATATAGTGAATTTCTTTTATATGATGAAGATGGAAATTTGATTGAAGAAACTAATGTTACATCTTTTGAAAGTAGAGAAATAATAAAATTATTGATTAATTCATACGAAAATCAACTATTAAAAGTCGGTGGAAAAATTAGAAAACCAAATAAGGAAGTGAGATAATGGAACTTAAAGAAATTGTTTTATTGATACTGATTACACCGTTATTGATAGCATTTTTATGTGCGTTTATTATTACTTTTTTACAGTTTATAGAACTTATCAAATATGTTATGCATAATATAAAGATTATTATAAGAAATATGATGAAAAAATAAGGAAGTGGGATAATGGAATTTAAAAGACCCGAAACTTTTGAGGATATATTAAAATTACAAAAACATTTAGATGAAAGTATACACAGTTCCAGAGAAAGAACACTTGAAGATATTAAATTATCTTTAATAGCTGAATTAATTGAACTTAATGAAGAAACAAAATATAGTCACAAAACTTGGAAAACTAAGGAATATGATAGAGATAAAGAACTAGAAGAATTGACTGATGTATATTTCTTTTTTGCACAACTAATAAATTACAAAAGCAGAGATGGCAGATTTAAAAAAGAATATTATTGTCGTGAGTTTGAACTTTTTCCTAATTATTATTCAGACAGTTATTTTACTAGATTAATTTATAATTTAATAGATAACAATTTTAACTGGTTCTTTGGTGGTTTACTAACTTGTTCTACAAAACTAGGATACACAAAAGATAACATACTTAATTGTTACTGGGAAAAGTGGCAAAAGAATATGAAAAGAATTGGGAAGGAGTGGAATTGATGGTATTCTTAATAATAGTATTAATGTCTTGCATTTTTGATAAAGATTTAAGTATTTGGATATACATATTAAGTTTCTTGATAGATATGGAAATAATTAATTATATCTGGGAAAGGAGATAAAATGGATAACTTAACATATAATGCTACCGATGTTGCATAAAAATTGAAATTTAAAGTATGAGGTGGTAAAATGGAAATACCAAAAGACAAAATATTAATAAACCCACAAGAAGTTATGGCATTAACTGGGCTAGAATATGATTGTGCTTGTAAGATTATAAGAGAACTTAATGAAGAATTAAAAGCAAAAGGATATAGGACCATAAGAGGAAAAATCTTAAAAGACTATTTATTTGAAAGGCTTGGTGGTAATTATGCCAGCATATAAAGATGATAAAACAGGGAAGTGGGAAGCCCTGTTTTATTATACAGATTATAAGAATGAAAGGAGGAAGAAACACAGGAGAGGCTTTAACACTAAAAGAGAAGCCCTTGAATTTGAAAGAGAATTTTTAGCACAGAGCCAATTTTCTATTGAGATGACCTTTAAATCTTTATATTCACTTTATCATAGTGATATGGAAAGCAGAATTAAAAAAACAACTATGGAAACAAAAGAATATATAGTTAATACTAAAATTCTGCCATTCTTTGAAAAAATGAAAGTTAAGGATATAAAGCCAATTCATATTAGAAAATGGCAAACAGATTTACTTAAAATGGAATATTCAAAAACATATTTAAAAACTATCTATAATCAGTTAACAGCTATATTTAATTACGCTATAAGATTTCATAATCTTGATAAAAACCCTTGTCATACTGCTGGAAGCATAGGAAAAAAAGACGCTGATGAAATGCAAATATTGTCTTTACAAGAATTTAATAAAATGATAGACTGTGTTACAGATAAAGAAAATAAGTTTTTTTATATCATTTTATTCTGGACAGGAATGAGAAAAGGAGAACTTTTAGCACTAACTTATGAAGATGTGGACTTTGAAAATAAAACAATTTTGATAAATAAAAATTTTCAAATTGTAAAAAGAGAAAAGCTAATAACAGATCCAAAAACTCCAAGAGGTAGAAGAGTCATCGCAGTAAATGACATTGTATTGAATTGTATTAAGGAGTTATGGAGCACATCTTATAAACCTAATAAAACTGACAAGATATTTTATTTGTCTAAAGATTCTTTAAAAAGACAATTAGATACTGCTTGTAAAAAGGCAGGAGTTTCAAGAATAAGAGTCCACGATTTAAGACATAGCCACGCAAGTTATTTATTGTCTAATGGAGTAAATATTGTTATCCTTAGCAGAAGATTAGGACACGAAAAAGTACAAACTACTTTAAATATTTACTGTCATATTTGCCCTAGTTCAGAAGATAGATTAAATGATGTGTTGAATAGTTAGAGTGGTTCTAATTTGGTTCTAAAAAAATTTAAAGACAAAATTTTTAAGTAGATTTTGTAAACTGCATAAAGTTAAAACAAAAGAAAACAAGGTGTTAAAAGTTTTATAAAATAGAGTGGGAATAGGAGAAGGAACAATGGATACAAGATATAATATGATTATTATTAATGATGAAATAAAGACATCTGACATATTTTCATGTATATATAATGACTATACCAAAAAGATGGATATCAAATTTATTAATAATGAAAAAACATATTCATATGCATGTTCAAAGGTAGAATGGTTAAAAAATCCTAAGGAATTAAATTCTAACATGTATCATGTTAGCAAAGAAGGACGAGATTTTTTTGACATTACAGCTATATATGTGTTTAAAGGAAAAGATGAATCTTACTGGCATATTTGTTTTGGTGATGGCAGTGAAAGAGATTACTGCCAAAGCGACTTACATATTATTGAATCTTGCCTTAATCAAAGTCAATCTGCAAATGTATTTGAATATATAAAGCAGATTGCAAATTTGAATGATATTAAAAATGAAGAGACTGGTGAAAAGCTATTAGCAGAAAAGTATAAAAATATATCTTTTGTAAGTAATGATGTAGCATTAGCGAAGTATTTAAATCCATCTGATATAAATACTGATAAAAAAGAATATGATTATATCCCAATTTTTCCATTTGGTTGCAATAATAGTCAGTATAAGGCTGTAAAAAATGCTATGGAAAAACAGATTAGTGTTATACAGGGACCACCTGGAACAGGCAAAACACAAACAATATTAAATATTATTGCTAATATATTAATGCAAGGAAAAACAGTACAAATAGTATCAAATAATAATTCAGCAACTGAAAATGTATATGAAAAATTATCTTCTACTAAGTATAATTTGGGATTTATTGCAGCAACATTAGGAAGTTCTAAAAATAAAAAAAAATTTATTGAAGATCAGGATACAAATTATCCAGATTTTTCATCTTGGAAAATAGAAGAAAATCCTAATGATTTACAGAAGAAAATAGCAGAACAATCCAATCAATTGAAAATTGTTTTTGATAAACAGGAAAAACTGGCGTGTTTAAGACAAGAACTTTCACAGTTGCTTACAGAAAAAGAATATTTTAATCAATATATTGAAAAATTAAAAATTTCCATAGAAAATATAAAGTTCAAAAAAAAATTGTCTTCAAAACATTGGATAAATTTATGGCAGGAATGTCAGACAATTTTAGAAAATAAAAAGGTAATAGGATTTTGGTTTAAAATAAAGGCATTTTTTAAATATGGAGTTACAGATTGGAATATTTATAAACAAAAAAATTTAAATATAATCATAACTTTACAAAATATATATTATCGTGTAAAGCAGGAAGAATTGTTATCTGATATTGCAGATACTGAGAAGTACTTAGATGGTGTTAATAAAAATTTGCTCGAGGATTTATGTAATCAGTCAATGATTATATTAAAAGACAAATTAGCAAGAAGATATAAAAAAAATAATGTACGAAAAGTATTCACTAAGGAGAATTTATGGAAAGATCCATATAGTGTTTTAGCTGAATATCCAGTAATATTGAGTACAACATTTTCATCAAGAAATAGTTTAAATTCAGATGTAGTGTATGATTATCTTATTATGGATGAGGCATCACAGGTAGATATTGCAACTGGTGCATTAGCACTTTCCAGTGCAAGGAATGCCGTTATTGTAGGAGATACCAAACAACTTCCTAATATTGTTACAAATGATATAAAAAATAAAGCAAAGGGTATATTTGACACTTTTAACATGAGTGAAGGGTATCAGTATACAAAAAGTTTTCTGCAATCAATTTTGGATGTTATACCAAATGTAACACAAGTATTGTTGCGAGAACATTATAGATGTCACCCTAAAATAATTAATTTTTGTAACCAAAAATTCTATCGTGGTGAATTAATTATAATGACAACAGATAAAGGTGAAAAAGATGTTTTATCAGTAGTAAAAACAAGAGTAGGAAATCATGAGCGTAACCATTATAGTCAACGTCAAATAGATGTTATAAAAAATGAAATTATTCCTAAATATATTTTAAACTCGAAAGAATGTGGAATTATAACACCTTATAAAAATCAAGTTGAAGCATTAAATAAAGAAATAACAAATATTGATGCTTCTACTGTACATAAATTCCAAGGTAAAGAGAAAGAGAATATTATTATATCTACTGTAGATGATGAAATATCAGATTTTGCAGATGATCCATATTTAATTAATGTTGCTGTATCAAGAGCAAAAAAGAAATTAATACTCGTTGTAACTGGCAATGAACAAACAAAAGAATATAACATAACAGATTTGATGGATTATATTCAATACAATAATTTTGATGTTGTAGAGAGCAAGATTTATTCTATTTTTGATTATCTTTATAAACAGTACACTGAAAAAAGAATAGCATATTTACAGAAACATAAAAAAATATCTGAATATGATTCAGAGAATTTAATGTATTTATTAATAAAAGATATTATCTCTGATAACAAATATGCAAGCCTTGATGTTGTTTGTCACTTTCAATTAAATATGTTGATTAAGAATCCTGAACTTTTAAATGACCAGGAGTATCAATATATGATGAATCCAGCAACACATGTAGATTTTCTTATATATAATAGAATTAGTAAGAAGCCTGTGTTAGCAATTGAAGTTGATGGATATAAATACCATAAAAAAGAGAGCAAACAAGTATCACGAGATTTGTTAAAGAATCATATATTAGAACTATATGAAATTCCTCTATTGAGATTTAAAACAAATGGTAGTGGAGAAAAAGAAAAAATTATTGAACTCTTAGAGAAATTGAGAATGTGAGGTTTTTTCTATAAATTCTATCTTCTATGATATGTTAATATAATATTTTTGATATGTTAAGATTAGTTATTTATTTTTAAGTTTATTGTTTAAAAAATAAAGGGGCTATTGTGTACTGACCCCAAAAAGTTGGACAAATTTAATTTAACTTACTAATAAGGATTGACTTCTGTAAGAAGCAGGAGTTAATCCTTTTAGTTTTTCCTTTATTCTTTTGTTATTGTAATAATATATATAATCTTCTATTGCTTTTTCTAATTCTTCCAGTGTTTTGTACTTTGCTTCTTGTTCATAAAACATTTCTGATTTTAATAATCCAAAGAAACATTCCATTAATCCATTATCTAAACTATTTCCTTTTCTTGACATACTTTGAGGCAAAAACTTGTGTTTCAT